ATGCATCGCCTGATAAAGCGAAGACTGGTGGCGGTGGTGCAATAGCAGTTATGCTTGGTGCTATACTTGGTACTATTAGAGGAATTGTTAGTGGTTGGGCTAAGGCACTTAATCTTATATTAATGGGTGTGCCTAAAAGGCTAGCAACAATTTTTACAAACTTCTTAAGCAAAGTTAAAGGCCTGTTTTCGTTTAAGGGAAACAGTGGTCTTTCTAAAGGCATAACAAAGATAAAAGGTTTCTTTACAAAAATAGGTAATTTCTTTAAAGGGTTTGGAAAAAAGATTAGCCTGTTTGGTAACATATTTAAAACAATAACATCTACTGCTGCTAAAGTTGCAGCCGTAGTAAGTAAAGTATTCTTTCCGTTAACTGTACTTCTTAGTATATTTGAAACCTTAAGAGGAGCTATTTCTGGTTTTACAGAAAACGAAGGCTCAATGGCAGATAAAATATTTGCTGGTTTGAAGGGCGCATATACTGGACTACTAGATTTCTTAATAGCAGCACCTCTTAATCTTGTTAAAGATTTGATTGGATGGATTGCAGGCATTTTAGGTTTTGAGGGTGTTAAAGAGAAGCTAGATGGGTTTGACTTTAGTTTTGGTGGAATTGTTGACATGATGGTCGATGCGTTAAGAATGGTTGCTGATGTTGCTAGAAGGATAATTTTATTCCCAACTGCGTTAGCTGCTGGAATAGGAGCAGCTCTAGGCGCATTATTACCAGGAGGAAAGTCTCCTAAAGAAGCATTTAAAGCTACGTTTGATAAGGTAATGAGTACTGGTAGTTCTATAACACAAGAGTCTGAAGAATCTAAAAATTCAGGTAAAGATTTGGCAGGTAAAACTCCTGATGGAGAATCAATAAGTTCTAATGATGCGGTTCCAGAAGGTTCTGTTCCTTCAGATGGATCAGATGGTGAAGATGTTGTGGCTGTTAAGATTCCTGCAGATGATAGTACATTTCCAAGAAAGCTAAGAGGCACTACCGTAACTGTCCTCGAAGAAAATAGAAGAGGCAGATATGCCATCAACAATGAAGATGGTAAAAGAGTACTACTAAGTAAGAAGGCTTCTAAATCGCTTGTAGGATTACTTAATCCAGAAACTTCAACTGGTGATGGCGACTTGACAAGTTCCGGATCAAATAGCGGTAGTACAATATCGGGTCAAACAGCAGATGCTGACAATGCTAAACTAGCATCATTATTTACTGGTGGTGGAGGCAGCACAACTTTAAGTACAATCAATGCGCCAAGTAGTATACAATCAATGAATAAAACAACTGTGATACAAGGCCAGAAAAGCAGCCTAGAAAATAGAATGGGCCAGCTCATACCGAACTAGCCCACCCATATAAATTAGTCTTCTGCTAATTTCTTAAAAAAGTCCAAAGACTCATCGTCCGTAGCAGTCAGCTCAGGTTGAGCAGCCGCTGGTGCTGATGGAATCTCTGCTGGTGGTTCAGCATCAAAGTTGCTTTCTGCAGTAGTGCCTGGAGCAGCTCCGTCTAAACCTAGAACTCTATTAAGTTTTGTTTGAAGTTCTTGGTAAGTTTTGAAGTTAGATGGATCAGTAAACTCATTAAGTTTATTCTGAGACTTCCATGTTGCTTCTAGCTCATCATCCTCATCGAACAATGGAGCAGGAACATCAAGCTCAGACTTATCGTAGTTTCTATATCCTTCTACGTTTCTAATTTTAAGTTTAAAGTCAGCACCTTCCCATAAGTCAAATGGGTTAACTGGCTTCTCATCTTCAAACTGAGGATTCATAGCTTCATTTAGTTTGTCAAAGATTTTTTTACCATACTTGTAAAGGAAAACTTTTCCTTCATTGTCTGGGTTAGCGGGATCCTTAACAACATAGATGTTAGAAATAAACGATAGACGTCTTTTCTGCTTTCTAGCTTTTTCCTTATTAGCTTCAATACCAGAGTTCCACAACATTGAGTTGTATTCGGATACTGGGTCTTTTTGACCTAAGGTAGTTAATGAGTTTTCAATAAACCATCCACCTGGTCCTTGGAATCCATGATCCCAAATTCTTACGAATGGTACATCCTCTCCCTCAGTCTCAGGTAAGAACCTAATTACAGCATAACCGTTACCTGCTTTGTCGACTTCTGGTTTCCAGAAACGATCATCAGGTCCAGGTCCTGTGGACTTTTGGTTGAGTTTATTTAAAGATTGAGTTAGCTTGTCAAAGCCCTCGGTTCGATTGCGCTTAAGCGCTTGAAATGAATCAGACATAGTATTTCTCCTGTATGCGGTTTATCGCGTTGTATGTCGTTATGTTACGTTTTATTAAATGTAGAAAGAATAATCTCTCTATACTTATTTATGTCAACATTGAGGAAGGGTGAGAACTTTTCAGCTTTCATTTTAATAGTTGGCCACATAATGTCGCCTTCTAATTCCTTATCCCAATAGTTGAATATTTTAACACATCTATTAATTAAAGTCAACGTTTCAATGCAAATATCTTTTCGCATGTATAACCTTAAAAGGTATGGATGTTCGTTCTCAGGCACAACAATGTTCTCATTGAAGTCCTCTTTCATTTTGCCTAGATCACTTTTGAATGTATAAGATAGAGCTTGTTGTCTCTTTTTAAATTCCATGTATACTTCATTAGCTCTATCGTCTCTAATGTTGCCTACATAAAAATCATCATTATCAATAAAGTTAGCAATAAGGAATTCAACTGGATCCTTCATTTTGCTTAGCTTATAGAAAAAGTATTTGTCTTTTCTTGTTTCGAATGTAGTACGCCAAGCCTTTACTTTGCCATTGTATTTAATGTAGTCGTAATTCTTTTGACTAAAGTGAGACTTTAGTGCTAAGTATTTAACATACGCATCATAAGGTTCCACTCTTGCTATTCTACCCCTCATCAATTGGAAGTCTGCTCTTCTTTTCTACTAGGTTAAGTCCTTCTGCATTTTGATATAATACTGCTTTTAATTTTTGATTCCTTTGTATCAAAGACGCAATTGTTTCTGGCTCTATTTCTTCATTTTGTTCTAAAAATTCTTGCACTGCTTCCAAATGATTTATATGGCCCTTACTATGCTCAACTGTCTCATTGATCATTTTAGCAAACTCAGAAGAGCTTACTACTTTTAATTCCACTTCTTTGGCCATTATATTGTCTCATATGGGAAGTTGTATAGCTTCTTTCGATATTTCCTATACGGGCTTCTGTTTCTTATTCTTACATAGTCTATTAGTTCTGACGCTTTAGATTGCTTTTCTTTTTCTTGTCTGATATAGAATGGATCTCTCTTAGGCGTCTTTACTATTATACGATGTTTATCATTATTAGACAACAGCTCATAGTCCCAATCTTTATATTCTGGTCTGCCGATACCTAGATAAAATTCTCCATCACCATGTCTCACTCCTTGGAATTCTAAATCATATCCGCCTGTAGACCAAAACGCTTCTCTAGTCATTATCCAAATGTTAGGATGAGTGATATATTTGATAATGCCTTTTCTGCATAGCAGCTCATATGACTCCATTGATTCTGGTGACTCCATATCAGCTTTAGGAACATAATACTTATTAGGATCCAAATCTTTTTCAAATCTTAAGTAATGATACATTCCTGCACTTTCATAGCAATCAACATCAGAAAGAAGTACCCAGTCCGTTTTTACAAACTTCATTGCTAAATTTTTGCATCCATGAGAGTTGAATCCTACATCCTTCATTACATCAATTCCTATGACGTCAAATCTCTCTTTATGAATGTTAATTGTATCTCTAAAGTATTGTCTGCCTTCTTCATGACCATCATTTACGACAATGATTCTTGGTCTGTATTTGTACTTCTGAGCCATTTGATTATAGAACTCCATCTGTGCAAACAGATGGTCCTCTTGGCCATACCAAGTCATTATTACGGTTATATCGTTATACTTGTTCATTCATCTTTGCTTGTTCGTTTAGCCATACATCGCTATACATTGTGTCTTGGTAATTTTCAAACCAAGGACCACCATCTGTATAGTGAATTGCTTTAGGTGTTTCTAGATAATAGTAATCATCTAAACAGTTCCATTCTAAAGGAATGTTACCAATATCCTCATCATCTAGCCATCTTAATTGATGGAAATCTAATCCAGGTCTATGATTGTTTAAGTAATTAGGTGTTAAAACTTGGTTCTTAGGATGCTCATTATTGAATACAACTAAGCTAGCCCAATTCTTTCTATAAGCTCTATGCTGTGCAATACCATCCATTTTTATCTGACTGTTAGGAATATATCCTGGATGTTGTACGCAAGATACGGCAAACTTTGGATCAATAGAATCAATTAATTTTTGCGGATCTTCTAAGAATACAAAATCACAATCTACGAATATAGAGTATCCTTTAAACTCGCTTAGAAATGGTACCCAGAATCTAGTGAACGTAAAATCTGTGGACTGAGGTTCTCCCCAATCTCTATTATAGTCTGGTATGTCTTTACTGAAAAGTTTATTTACTTTTATATTTGATCTGCTAGTAATACTATATTCGCAGACCTCGTACGCCTTATGTTCTCTTTGGTCGTACCCTATAAAGATTTGGGCTTGTGAGCCAGTACTTGTGGGCATCTCTTATCTCCTCTCTTTTTGCAACTGACTTCTGAAAATATTCTTCAATATTTTCTGGATGAAAGTCGCTGTAATAATTAAATCTAATACACCATGGAAATGCATGTTCGGTTAAAACTTTTTGGCTAAAAATAATCATTGGCAGCCCCAGCATTCTAGCTATCCACATATGGGCACCATGATATCCAATGACGCCTACACTGCTTTGCATTTTCTTAATAACTGTTTGCATTTTTGTCTCATAGTGTACATGCTTTAAATTCCAACCACGCTTCTGTATAAGACCACCAACCTTTGGCCAAGCAAAACCACTAGGAGTTCTTCCTAATGGATCCTTCCATGCTTTATTTTTAGCATATTCGTGAAGAGGTTGTTCGTGTTTTATTGATGTGACCATGGTAACATTTTTCCAGTTCTCATGTACATTATCATAGTCATTCATACCAGTAGTAGCAAATCGTAAGTTATGACATCTAAACCAATCACTGTCAGTCACACCCATATCATAGTTATCATGGTTATATGCTAATTTAGAATCATAAATGTGTTCTATTTGCACATCAAAGAATGTTGGCTTTTCAAGTATGTTGTATGTTTGTTCTATTATTTGTTGATAGGTCTCGCTGTCTGTTTCTTTAAACTTACTTGGTCCAGATTGTGGCCAATGAAATCTTAGTACCACATCAGTACTATTAGCATCAGCCATATTCATAGCATAGGAAATAGGGCTAATGAAATCTCCATAACCTATCTTTCCTTTCCAGTTAATAACAAGAGGATCAGTTCTCATATCTAGCTTATGTCTTTTGTAGCCAGAGTATGGATCATCTAATCTAAATCTGGTATATGGATTATTAGGCATTAATAGAACACCGCATCGTTGAATGATATGTTATATGTAATGTGTGAATTGCTTTTTTCTTCATATTCTTTAACACTATCTGCAAAAAGTTTTTCCCATTCTTCTTTTGTTTTTAAATTTATGTGAAGGTTTGTTCCGTCTGGAAATGTTTTCTTTGCTGGTGTTAAAGCAATACAACAAAACAAATGTCTTCTTGTATACCTCACCAGCCTGTCTACTACTAGTTGAGTATCATCTGGATGTACGTGTTCTAACACGTCAGTGCATATTACTAGGTCAAATCTTTTATCTGGCAATTTATCATACCGTGACACGGCTGGGTCATATAGCTTTACAGTACCTTGATAATCATCAAACATAGCTCTCCAATAACTCCAGTTCCACCATGTAGCTTTACCACACCCATAATCAAGTATACTTTTTACTTTATACTCTTTTACTATTCTAGCTAGATACGGTACGTGTTTAAATAAAGATGACCCTTTAGAAAATAATTCTTGTGTGTCGTGTTGTTGTTTGTAATGCTCTAGTATTTCACTTTTATCCATTGTTACCTCAAAGATGATATCGTCGCCCCTCGTTAGTACCCTCGCGCGTATATCCGACAAACCCCCGCTCGTGCTTGTCTTGCCACTGCCACACTACCAGAAGTGTGGCGATTCAATACAGCTATTTTAAGCTATTTTGTAGATAAAGTCAACAACTATTTCCAACTAAATGACATCGTTGCTCTTTCACCTAAAATCACAGGGGTATGATATACCCCGTTTCTTATATATAAAGCATCACCTGGTGAAAGGGTGAAGCTCGTGTGCTGGTTCTCACTTTCTACCGCATATGCAGTTTTATTCCACATTTGAACCAATATTACGTCCATTGCATCGTTATGTCTTCCGTAGTTGTGTCCGTCCATCTTCCAGTTAGCATAAATGTGAGCTTGTCGTACGCCAAAGTGCATATTCATAAATCTATAACATTGATCAAACTGTTCAATGTATTCTCCTGAAAATTGTAGCCATCTATTGTTGTAATTATCACTGTCTTCTTTAGTAAGAAAATTATTTTTCTTAGAATAAAGATATTGTTGTACAACCTCTAAAGCAGTTGGATTGGGTTTATATATTTGCCTATATACACCAAACCCCCATTCATGGCTTTTGTCGTACCACTCCTTAAAATTAGGTGTTATGTCCTTAATCATGCCTTAAACCAACTAACCAATACTAATCGCTTGCCTTTATCTAATTGGGTAACCCCGTGTAGTAAACTTCTGTCGTATATAACCGAGTCCCCCACTTCCATCTGTACAATTTTTGGTACAACTCTTCCTTTATGATCATCGCCCTTTTGATAGCCAACCTTCTCATCACTTGGACGGTTTACATATACTAATGTATCACCGCCTACTAAATTTACCGTGTCTATTAATGTGACAATAGTAAGGCCGACATCTTCATCATTATCAGAGTGTACTTTTGTATATGACCCTTGTTCATACATTACAAAATAATGACTGTACGAATCTCTTTTAGAATATTTTACAAGTTTATTTATTGCTTCGTTATATAGTTTGGACCTAATAACTCTCTTATCAACTTTATATAAGTTGTAATCTTGATGAGCAACCTTTGAAGGTATAGAGTTGTACAGATCAATTAAGCTGTGTCTATCATCTTCGTTGATAATTTTTTGTACTTTGTAATCCATATTCTAATGTACATTATAATGTATATTTATATTTAAGTCAACGAAAAAAGGGCCTTGTAGGGCCCTTTATTCATTTTAAGAACTACTTAAGCTGCTTCCGCAAAGTTAAGAGCAGTCTCTAAGGCATTAACTTTTTTAGTCTTGTTAACACCGTACCAGCTAGAAGCTAGTCTTGTATCGTTCTCTCTTCCAAGAACATGGTCAGTCATATATGTGACTGCATTGAATGCTTGCCAGTATGAACCTTCTGCAAACTGAGCACCAGGCTGAGTTCTTACAACGTCCATTGCTGTCTTAGCATTCTTTGATGCATACTTCTTAAAGTCTTCAGTAGACTTAGGATCAAAGCCAACACCTCTTAGCTTAGGGTTCTGGTTAGGGAACACTGTAGCAAAGTATGTTCTTAAGCTGTCGTCAGTAAATCTCTTAGCAGATAAGAATGTAGCCATATCTTTATATGTTTCCATTTTACCTTTAGCAATTCCTAATAGCTCTTTTGCTTCTTGAGCATCAAATGCTTTCTTGTGGCTCATTGAAACTTGATAGTCTCCTTTCTGAGCTAAAGAAAGAGTTAATGTATTATTACAAACAACTCTAATAGGTGTAAACCTAATGTCGACTGCTCGTCCATACATGTGAGGGTTAGTTAATAGTAGATATGATTCCACTAAGTCCTTACCATTAATAGTAAAGTCGTCTTTTACTTTCGCCAAGCACCAAACTCTTTTACCGTCTTGAAGAGATCCAGCTGTGTGCATCTCCATGTCGCCAGCTTCTACGAACTCTCTAAAGAATTCAAAAGCGTCAGCGTTTTGAACTGGAACCCAGTTCTGTTTAACCATGTCTAAAGGTTGTCCATCAGACTCCCTAATTAACATGTCGTGTCCTGAATAGATATCCTCACCATTAAATGATGCGAATGAAGGAACCTTTACTACGTTCCAATCTAATCCAGCTTCTTTGAGCATACCGTCAACTCCGATATTCTCGTCTACTTTAGTACCAAGACCGTGCCAAGGAAGTTCCCCTGCGTAAGCCATTGTTTCTACCATATGTGCCATAATTTATCTCCTTTGTCAAATTATACATCCATTATACAAAATGGTTGATTTAAAGTCAACAGTTAATTTCAATTAATCTCTTTTATACCTATCCTTTCAAGTTCTGCTTTTATTAGAGAACCTGGGTTTTTTGGTATCGGTCCTTTATACTCAATATCAATTCCATGAACCTCTTTAATAATATCCTTTATCTTATCCCATTGTTGAGGTCTTCTCTTATTAATATTAGAGCTCTCAAAGCAATTGTAGTCTGAACATATTGTAGGACGGTCTTTATATATTGAACATAGCTTATGACCTTCATCATTAGTAGCAAGCTGGGGGCATGCAAATTGTATCTCAAATGGCGTTGCATCTCTCATCACCTCGCCGCTTGGTTTTTTGATTGTCCTTTTATTATGCATGAGCATTTTGGCTTTGGGATTAGTGCCTATCATTACAT